AGAATTGGGAAATTTGTCTGTATTTCCCGAGAAAGAGGTGAATTCGGAGAGATAGAAGTATATTCGGTGTTTATGTCCGCAATAAACCCGAGTGCCCAATGCTTTACAGATGTTGGGACTAGAGGACGCACAAATTTAAGCTGGATATCCTTGATAGTACCAAGGTCCAGTTTAGTGCGCTTCATGACATTGAACAGTTCACTGTTCAAGAGCTGCCAGGCCGCAATTGCCTCTTCTGGCAGAATGTCATAAACCAGATCCCCCTTTATAAACAGGGACCTGGCCTCGATCGCATAGCCTGCGATCACATCCTCCAGTTTTCCACGCTCTTCAGCTATCAATAGCTTTCTGAAGAGGTGAACTGGATCTTTCACTGCCCCGTGTTTGGTTAAATAGTAACTGAAGCTTCTTGGGGTCTTTGTGTATGTCTGCTTCAGCTCACAGGTCTCATAATTCTTCCAAACATGCCAATTTGGATTGACCGGATAACGCATGGTGTGAGACTCATCGTCACCACCGTATATCTGGTAGGCATGTTTTGGGACGCTAAACCTACAATGCGTCTCTGCGATGTTCTTGATCGTGTTGATCAACCAGGTGAACGCTTCTCCAGACATTGTCATGAAGAAGTGGATCATCAGCTGGCTGACGGCGTGCATCTTATAGTCAAGGAAGACCCCGATGTAATACTCGGGGACTCCAGCTAGCCGCATCAACTGCTCAAACATGTAGGTCGCGTTGTGGTCGAGGGAAGTTTCAAAGTGCTTACCGTCCCCTTCCCAAGGATCGGTAGCCTCTCGCATCATCTTGGCAGCGAAAGCGTCAAAGTCGGCGAATGTCTTCTTGACGTGCATGTACACATTATCAGGACAATGCTCCAAGAAGAAATCCGTCATGTAACTGTTGATGGGACCCAAAGCGTACAAGTAAAAGTCGCAGTGGATCATCAACGTTTGCAATGGTTTCCCGACTTGAGGTATCTCGGGCTTGACTTTCATTTGTCGTTTCGCCGTGATGAACTGACGAAACTCCGGCTCGGACCTAGGCAGTGACATTGCCTTGAGGGCCTCAGATCTATGCGAGCGCCTTTCCGCGAACTCGGCGATGCACCTCTCAAACTTGAGGTGATCCCACGCATACCCTGACTCTCTCAAATTGAAAGCCCTTTTAACGGCTTCAAAAAGTGCCACCCCGTACACAGAAGTTCCATTTTTATAGATCTTCTCATTGTGTTCAAAGGTGGACCTTTTGAGCCTCTCCTTGACGCCACGCATAAACGAAACGTGGTCTTGGGGCTTTTGGTCCTGCCCGCACCATGACATGTACGGTTTATAGAGCAACGGGTTGTCAGCCTCGATTGCCTTGAGCTTATCCGTCATAGCTCGCCTCTCATCCCGATTCATGATCCCCTTCGTGATCTTCTTTCTAAGATCTGGAGCATCATGCCTGAACATCCAACGGTCTGGAAATTGGTCGGAATACTCCCCTTTATAGATCAGCTCGGCATCAAAACGATC